ATCCTAAAGAACTAGCTAAACTTAAAACTATATTTGACTGGAGAGATTATCCAGAAGAAGCTAAAGAGCGTTGGTACGATTATATAGACGAAGAGTTTAAACGTCGTGATCAAGGTTTTTGGTTTAATAATGGTGATAAACCAACTTGGATTCCAGGTAGTCATTATATGTACTTACAGTGGAGTAAGATAGACGTAGGCTCACCAGACTTCCGTGAAGCTAACAGATTATTCTTTATATTTTGGGAGGCTTGTAAAGCTGATAAACGCTGTTATGGTATGTGCTACCTTAAAAACAGACGTTCTGGTTTTTCATTTATGAGTTCAGCAGAAACAGTAAATCAAGCAACACTTTCTAGTGACGCTAGGTTTGGAATATTATCAAAGTCAGGGTCAGATGCCAAAAAAATGTTTACAGACAAGGTTGTACCTATATCGATTAACTATCCCTTCTTTTTCAAACCTATACAAGATGGTATGGATAGACCTAAGTCAGAGTTGGCTTATAGGGTTCCAGCTAGTAAACTTACTCGTAGAAAAATTACATCTAAAGAAAAACTTGAAGAGCTTGTTGGTCTTGACACGACAATAGACTGGAAGAATACTGGAGACAACAGTTATGATGGTGAAAAGCTTGATTTATTAGTACACGATGAAAGTGGTAAGTGGGAGAAGCCAGATAACATACTAAACAACTGGCGTGTAACAAAAACATGTCTTAGACTAGGTAGTAGAATTATTGGTAAGTGTATGATGGGCTCAACTAGCAACGCACTAGACAAGGGTGGCGATAACTACAAGAAAATATACAACGACAGCGATGTCACAAAGCGAAATAAAAATGGTCAAACAAAATCTGGTTTATATGCTTTGTTTATTCCAATGGAATGGAACTTTGAGGGATTTATTGATGAGTATGGACGACCTGTCTTCACTACTCCACGAGGAGATGTTTATGGACCAGACGGTGAACTAATAGACATTGGGGTTATAGATCATTGGGAAAATGAAGTTGATGGCTTAAAAGACGACCAAGACGCCTTAAATGAGTTTTATCGTCAGTTTCCAAGAACAGAAGAACACGCTTTTAGAGATGAGACTAAAAATAGCTTATTTAATCTAACAAAGATATACGAGCAAATAGACTACAATGAAGGTCATAGAAACTCTAGTGTTGTAACAACAGGGAGCTTTCAGTGGGTCAACGGTATAAAAGATACTCAAGTTGTATTTACACCAGATCCAAACGGTAGATTTAAAGTTAGTTGGGTTCCAGATAGAAATCTTCAAAATAGAGTGATACTTAAAAATGGAGTAAAATATCCAGGCAATGAACATATTGGCGCTTTTGGCTGCGATAGCTATGATATTAGTGGTACTGTTGATGGTAGAGGATCCAACGGATCTCTTCATGGACTAACCAAGTTTAGCATGGAATCAGCGCCAGCCAACACATTTTTTTTAGAATATGTTGCTAGACCACAAACCGCTGAGATATTTTTTGAAGATATACTAATGGCCTGCGTGTTTTATGGTATGCCAATATTAGCTGAAAATAATAAACCAAGATTATTATATCATTTCAAAAGAAGAGGGTATAGAGGCTTTAGTATGAATAGACCAGATAAAATTTGGAATAAGCTATCTGTAACTGAAAAAGAAATAGGTGGCATGCCGAACTCTAGTGAAGATATAAAACAAGCTCATGCAGCAGCTATTGAAATGTACATAAACGATCACGTTGGTCATTTAAAAGATGGTACTTACGGAACGATGTACTTTAATGAAACGCTTAATGATTGGGCTAAGTTTAATATAAACAAAAGAACAAGCCACGATGCTTCTATAAGTAGTGGTTTAGCTATAATGGCGTGTAATAGACATTTATATAGACCTAACCAGGACAAAACCACAAATAAAGTAAATATAAGCATAGCTAGATATACTAACGACGGATATTCGTCAAAAATAATTAAAAATTAAATATGGCTGATTCAGTTATAAAAAGTTACTTTCCAAGCCAAGTTGTTAGCGACATAGAAAAGGTTAGCTACGAGTACGGTATGAAAGTAGCTAAAGCAATAGAAAGCGAGTGGTTTTCTGATGGCTATAATAACAGATACCTTAATAATCAAAATAACTTTCACAAGTTAAGATTATATGCTAGAGGTGAACAATCAATACAAAAGTATAAAGATGAATTATCAATAAACGGAGATTTAAGTTACCTAAACTTAGATTGGAAGCCAGTTCCAATTATTCCAAAGTTTGTTGATATTGTAGTAAACGGTATATCTGAAAGAACTTACGATATAAAAGCTTACTCTCAAGATCCTTATGGAGTGAGTAAAAGGACTGAGTACATGGAGTCAATATTGAAAGATATGAAGACTCAAAGCTTTAACGACTATGTTTCTGGAGCTTTCGGTATTAACATGTACGAAAACGATAAAGAAACATTACCAGGTAGCGAAGAAGAGTTGGCGTTACACATGCAGTTAACCTACAAGCAAGCTGTAGAAATAGCTGAAGAGCAAGCTATAAACGTTTTGCTTGATGGCAATAAGTACGAGCTGATTAAAAAGAGATTCTACTACGACTTAACTGTTATAGGTATTGGTGCTGTAAAAACTAGCTTTAATACTTCTGAAGGTGTTACTATAAGTTATGTTGATCCAGAAAACTTAGTTTATTCTTACACAGACTCTCCATACTTTGATGACATATACTATGTTGGTGAAGTTAAAACAATACCTTTAAATGAGCTTGTTAAACAATTCCCGCATTTAACTCAGGAAGATTTAGAAGAAATAAATAAATCTAACGCTAGAGATGACGGTAGATATAACACTAGAACTTCTGGAAATACTAGGTATACTGATAATAATCAAGTTTCAGTACTATACTTCAACTATAAAACTTATATGAATGAGGTTTATAAAGTTAAAGAAACTGGTACAGGAGCTGAGAGAGCTATAGAAAAAGACGACACGTTTAATCCGCCTAAGGATATGGAAGCTAACTTTTCTAAAGTTCAAAAGTCTATTGAGGTTTTATACGAAGGAGCTAAAATATTAGGTACAGAAAAACTTCTTAAATGGGAATTGTCTAAGAACATGATGAGACCTAAAAGTGATTATACTAAAGTTAAAATGAACTATAGTATTGTCGCTCCAAGAATGTATGACGGTAGAATAGAATCTTTAGTAAGCCGCATAACAGGATTTGCTGACATGATACAGTTGACTCATTTAAAGCTTCAACAAGTGATGTCTAGGCTAGTTCCAGATGGTGTTTATTTAGACGCTGATGGTTTAGCTGAAATAGATTTGGGTAATGGAACAAACTATAATCCTCAAGAAGCATTAAATATGTTCTTCCAAACGGGTTCTGTTATTGGTAGATCAATGACGGCTGACGGCGACATGAATCCTGGTAGAGTTCCTATTCAAGAAATATCAAGTGGATCTGGTGGTGCTAAAATGCAAAGTTTAATAGGTACTTACAACTACTACTTGCAAATGATTAGAGATACAACCGGTCTTAACGAAGCAAGAGATGGTAGTACACCAGATAAAAACGCTTTAGTTGGTGTGCAAAAACTAGCTGCAGCTAATTCTAACACGGCTACTAGGCATATACTTCAATCTGGATTATATTTAACAACAGAGGTTGCAGAACAATTATCGTTAAGAATATCTGATATAATAGAATACTCTCCAACAAAAGACGCGTTTATACAGTCTATTGGTGCTCATAATGTAGCTACACTCGAAGAGATGTCTGAATTACATCTTTATGACTTTGGTATATTTATCGAACTAGCTCCGGATGAAGAGGAAAAAGCAATGCTTGAAAATAACATACAGGTTGCTTTGGCTCAAAAAAATATAGACTTAGAGGATGCTATAGATATTAGAGAAATAAGAAACATTAGTTTAGCAAACCAACTACTCAAGCTAAGGAGAAAGCAAAAAGAAGCTAGAGATAGACAAATGCAAGAAAGAAATATACAATTGCAGTCTCAATCTAATGCT